CTTTATCATTCATCCGATGAGCGTTCTTGTCGAGGATGTTGACACCGTCAAAGCCGCCATACATGAGGTTCGTGAACTTCATGAACTGCGTGAATCTATTAAAGTAGACCGATGATGTCAATGTCACGAGCGTGCCGAACGTCAGCCGGCGATCAGCGAGAGCAGGATCGTTGATCGTGTAATCGGTAGGATCGAGGACGCCGTCACGAATGTACGCAGCTTCGCGCATGTGATCATTGATCGAAGCGGTCAGCTCTGTCAAGTCGCCATTCGCAAGAGCGACCTTCGCGAGAGTGAATTTGTCATTGTTGAAGCTGTCAGCGCCTGAGCCTGTGACGAGCGTGTCGAGCTTCGCAAGGCCGAGCATCTTCGAGTACGCGACGAGCAAGTTATTCCGCTCCGACGTGAGGTTCGAACTGAGAGGATCAGTCGTGCGCTCGTACTTAACACCCCAAAATAGCGATCCATTCGTAAGCTCAGTGGGTCCAGGATTACCGATGAATCCGCTCGTCGAGACGTTGCCACGCGTCACCTTAAAGCGTAGAGGCAAAGGAGGGAGGATCGATCCGCTCAATGAACCGACCCCGACACCGGCGAGACGGTAAGCTGGTGCGATCCCATCAACCAGCGCATCATTCGTCTTGAGAATCTCAGGTCCGCGAAAACCGAAAGGTAACGCTTTAGCAGGGACGAGAAGATTCTCAACGTCGGCACTGATGAAGATGCGAACGAGCTTCGAATTGTTAGCGTACTTACCCGACGAAACGAAACGACGCTCAGTTTCAGACTCAGCGTCGAAGTTGAAGTAGACCTTCCTATCACCCACGATGCGAGCGACGTAGTTGTCAGCATTCGGATTGAGCGAGCAATTCGGAAACGCTTCGAGGACATTCTGATTCGTGTCAGAATCATCCCATGAACGCACGAGGACAGTGAACGTCCCATACGGATTCGAATCATCCTGGGAAGCTCTGATGTTTGAGATCGAGATCTTGTACAACTTGTTCGCGTACTCACCGTCATCGAGAGCTTCGAAGTAGAAAAGATTGTGCTCTGCACGACCGAAAGGTTGTGAGATGAACCATGTCGTCCGAGGCGCGCGATAGCGAGCATCAAAGTGCCCGTACAGATCACGCATCGGGAAAGTAGCTTCACCTGAATTCGTCGATGTGAGATTCGATCCTGACATGACAGCGACTGAGGTCGCAGCAGCAAGCTCAGCATCGACAGCAAAATCCGCGTAGAGGACGTGCTGTTCAGACTCGAACTTCTCAGGATCGCTGTTCAACAACTTACCGAAATAATCATCATCGGTCGGATTCATCGATGCACTGAAGATGCGCAATCCGGGCTGGCCATCAGCGTTGCCGAATGCAGTTCCGAGCGTGGACGAGATGATGAGCTTGAATCGATTGCTCGTAACCGTCGCGAGATCTGAGTTCGATCCGTTGACATGCCCTGGCGTCGCAGCTGATCCTGACATGACGACGAGGCGAGCGCCTGATGCGAGAAGGACCATCCCTCTGATCACATTGCCTGATGCGCCTGAGAACGAATCATTATCAGTGAATGATGGATACCCCCACGCTTCATTGGTCGTGAACGTGTGATTCGCAGCGATGAATTGCACGCAACCCACGTGACGTCCAAAATCATCGCCTGCAGCAACTGTGCCGGTGACGAAGAACCCTGAGTTCAGGACGCGATCAGTGAGCTGCGTCTTCGCGATGTCACCGACGGTCGCATTGGCACCTGCACCGAGAACTCTCGTGAATGTCAGCGCGCTGCGATGCTTCAGAAACTCGTTAGCACCGTAAGGCGCGTAACGACGAAAATCGAGGTTACCGAATTTCGCGATGAAATCGCTGAACGTCGCGACAGTCACCGGCACGAACGCAGGACCTTTAAGGGACGTCCCGATCAATCCTGCAGGGGTGCCGATGGGCCCGCCCGCCGTGACGGCGCTCTGATCGATCTCACGCTCGAAGAAATTGGGGGATCGAAATGTCTGCTCAGCCATGTGTGGAAGCTCCTACCCGAGGATAAGTATGCTCATTTCTGCTCGATGTATCCGACAGCTCAATCTTCGACGATTTTGAAAATGGGACCATCTACATCACGGTAAACCGTCTCACCAGTCGATGGATTCTTCGTCACGACTTTGGAGTATCGAGGTTGCTGCTGCCGAGCGAACGGATTATAGACGACCTTCGTAGCGTACGTCGACTCAGGCTTCACATCAGAACGTGTGAAATTATCGTGCACGTCACTCAAAACGAATTGAGGATCTGTCGGATCATCAGCATGATCGAGCTTCGATCTCTGGTCAGGTTGAGAATTAGTGATGAGCTCCACCTCATCCGAACCTACTTGGAATGACACGAGAGGTGCTGAGACGTAACGTCGAGTCGCTGCGGGAGTGCCAGGAGTGCTTCCTGGAATGAAATACGCAGGAACGACGACGTTGAAATTGTACCTCAGAACACGTTCCTCTTCACCGTAATCCTCTGTGTTATCATCTGAAGTGTACCGATTGTCTTCCACTGTCGCGATGAACCAGTAACCTTGCTTCGTCTCGATCCGGACGCACGGACCTCCCTGCATGAGATACGCTGACATGAGCTGCTGGATCATCTGATTCATGTGCGTCGTGTACTGCGTCCAGAACGTGATCTCGTAGCGAGCACGGTAGAACTGAGGGGATGGGATCGTGATGATCTCCCAGACATTTCGATCGAGAGACGGAGCGAGTAAGCCACCATCTCTGACTGCCCAGGAAGACGCGTCATCGTTGATCTGCCTGTCAGTGTCAAGCGTCCCAGATGGATCAGATCGTGACACATTCATCTGGTTGGGCAATCCCGGCTTCGCGATCAAATTCTGGTATGACCTGTCACGTGGTGAGAGGCGCCTCTTGATGACGAGCTCACCCGTCTGCTGGTTGATTCCTCGACCCGTGATGTCAGCGGTGATATTCTGCTCTATGTCAGTGCGCCTGATCGTCGTGAGAGGAAGTATGATCGTCTGGTTGTTATCACGAAACGGTCTCTCCTTCTTGAACAGAGCCCAGCGCTCGCCAGGAGCGAATATCGCAGGCACAGGCTTCGACTCACCACCTGACTTATCACTCACGGAAAGCTTCAACGTCTTGTCGAACATGTCGAAGATCGCGCGGTCGACATCTTGGATGCCACAACCCGGAATCTGAAGATCATCCGGAACGTCAGGGCTGCTATACCCTGATGAGACGCCATTCGGATCGCCTGCTGTGTAACGAATCGTCATGAAATCACCTCAAGATTCGTCATAGAACGCAGATCCCACATCACCAGGATCACCTTTCTTAGATACCTCAGCAGGACCTGAGATCGGCTCACCGATCACCTTGCGAAGATCTCTGACATCTCCCGTCGGACCCTCAGAATTCTCAGCGAATCCACGCGATTGGACGAACGTCTGCTGCACAGCGTCCTTATCAGAGTAATCCTCGTAAGTCGGACCGACGATCTTCGTGAGCTTGAATTGGCTCTCACGAGAGTTCTGACCAACGAGCTTGATCCCATCGACATGCTCAGTCTGACCGTAGATATTTCGAATGAAGTTGACTCCGACGATCTCATACGCGATGGCACCGTACGTGAAGAAATCTCCCACAGCGATCTGGATCCCCTTGTCAATCATGTCACGATGCTGCACGTACGCCTCGAGAGTCCAGTTCTGCTCGAAACCGATCTTGCCTGTCGTGTTCTTCTGGACGGGCATGTCGACGAGCGCGGGAATCTTTATCGGATTATCGAAGATCTTCTCAGCTGATTCATTGTAAACATCATGTGTTTGAGTCTTCTGCTCTGAGATAGGATAATAGACAATAAATTGTCCTACCACGTCAGAAATGCATTCTTTTGTAATATCAGAGATGAAATTCATCTCTCGAGGTGTTATGAAAAGCCTTGCCATGTCAACTTTCGATCATCGAATTTATGAAGAATTTATTTCTATTTTATCCCACAAAGATAGATTTTCCATTCATCATAGGTAAGAACTTGAGCTGCTTGTTGATCAACTCAGCTTTCGTCGCTTCCTTCTCGATGAGCTTGTCGTAAGTCAGATCATCCATCATCGTTCTCAAGTCATCTAGCAATTTCACCTTATCTTCACGACCTTGTGTGACGAGATCATCACCGTTCAGCTGGAGATCAGCGCCTGGGATAGGAATCGTCTTCATCTTCGATCTAATGCGACCTAATACCTCAGTCGCAACCGCGAGCGTGTAATCCCGGATCCATTGCCTTCCGGGCGCGTTGATCACGCTGTACATGATGTTAGAGAAAGGAACGTTAGACGGGTTCGAGATGCCGTGAATAGTCGAATCCTGTATTGGATCACCGTTCGAATCGACACCGTAATCAGGAGCGAGCGGATCAGGTTTCGCCCTGACTCGAATCCAGAGCTTATCAGTGAATGTCGGAGATGAAGCTGCAGGAATGGGAAATATCCTGATCGAAGGACCGTAGATCGCGTACGAGTAGTTCGATCTCCTGATTCGAAATGCCATGTCAAGCATGCCGCGACGAAGAACATCCTCGAAGACAGGTAGGACGTAAAATACAGTCGAGTTCACGTACGACT